GATGATGAACGTTAGTAGCCTGCAATAAGCCGTGGGTGAAAGCCGACCGCCGAGAGAAGTTCGGCATCTTTCTCTGTTGGTGTGCATAAGGTTGGCCGCTCCAGTAGCGGCCAGCTGCTTATGTGCATCCGTTTATTTGTGCGGATGTGTTTCCGGTTATTTGTTTATTTGTCCATTTGTGGGGGTGTACATGCTTGGAGACCTGACCAAGAGCCTGACCAGTGTGGCCGGTGATGCCCTGCGCGTTGCTACGGCTCCCGTAGAAGTTGCTGTCGACGCAGCCCGCATCGTTACTAGCCCGGTGGCCGATGTGGCTCAGGAAATAGTTGACGAAGTGAAGGCCGCTGCCGACGAAAGCGGAAAAATTGGCTAGGGTCCTTCCTGGCCTTTGCCGCTCTGCGGGTAACAAGCTCGCGGGGTTTGCCCGTCTAAAAAATTTTTTGAACTGGGTTTCCGGTTTCCGGTTGGTGATAGATGAGCGAACTGTTTAATCCCGAGACAAAATTTACCCAAAAGCAGATAGCAACGCTGCTAGGTTTGGAGTCGGACAGACAAGTCCGAAACCTTATAAACAAAGGGATTCTGCCAGCGGCCAAAGGTCGAAATGGTATGGACCCTCTCAAGTGTATCCATGCCTATATTGCCTACAAAGCGCAAGCGGGAGGCAATGCGGAAACCGGCACCGATTTTGATGGTGCAGAACCGGAAGTCGACTACGAAGTGGAGCGAGCCCTGAACGTGCGCGAACAGCGCCGGGCCCGCCGTATCCAAAACGAGCTGGCCCTAAAGACGCTGATTCCTACTGATGTTTGCATTCACATTTATAGCAGCCTGGTCGCAGCTGCCCGTTCTAAGGTGCTCGCCATTGAAGGCAAGGCCACGACCGAGCTACCCGGCTTGAGCGTCAAGGATAGGCAGGTACTCCGGGGCTTGCTGTACGAAGCCCTAGCAGACCTATCCGATGAGCCTATTCCTTCCAGCCTTAGAGCGTATCTGGACGAGTGTACGTTCGACCTGGACGCCGCCGCCGAACCTGACGATCAGTCAGTGGGGTGATAAAAACTATGTCCTCCCGGAGGAGCATGGCGGCGGTAAATGGAAGACGAAGCCGTTTCAGATTGGCATAGCTGATGCCATGTGTGACCCAGAAGAAGAACGGGTCACGGTGATGAAGTCCATGCGTGTGGGCTACACCAAAATTGTTGACCTTGCTATCGGCTACTACATGGATGCAGACCCCTGCTCCATGCTGGTTGTTCAACCGACCATAGACGATGCCGAGGGTTTTTCTAAAGATGAAATCGCGCCAATGCTGCGCGATGTTCCTTGCCTGCAGGGTAAAGTCCAGCGAGACGATGACACCCTGCTGAAAAAAGTTTATCCAGGCGGCAGCCTGACCCTGGTTGGTGCAAACTCGCCTACCGGCTTTCGCCGTCTGACGGTGCGCATCGTTATCTTTGATGAGATGAGTGCCTACCCGGCAAATACTGGTAAGGACGGTGATCCCGTTCGCCAGGGTGAAGGTCGTACCTTCTCCGCTTTCAACCGAAAGATTATAGCCGGTTCCACCCCGACGATTGCCGGGGTGTGTCGAATTGAAAAAGAGTTCATCCGCTCAGACCAGCGCTACTTTCATGTGCCTTGTCCGCATTGTGGCCACAAGCATATTCTGCAGTGGTCAAACTTCCGATGGCCAGAAGGTCAGCCGGAGCTGGCACACTTTGTTTGTCCATCCTGCAAGAAGGACATCGAAGAAGGTAGCAAGAAAGAGATGGTGGCCGCTGGTGAGTTCCGGTCGATTAAGCCGTTTACTTGCTGTGGCCATGAACAAGAGCCCGAAGCCTGGGACAAAAAAGGCAGGCCAATTTGTAAGCATTGCGGCGAGGTGAAAATCTCAGGCCATGCAGGCTTTCATATTTGGGCTGCTTACTCCGACCTGCCAAATGCCAAGTGGTCAAAGCTGGCGAAGTATTGGGAGGAAGTAAAGGACGACCCGGACGAGAAGGTGGTGTACGTCAACACCATTCGCGGGGAGACCTACAAGGAGACAGAGACCGAGGTTGATTGGAAACCGCTGTATGACCGGCGCGAACCGTATGGTGATGACCATGACGGCAAGGTGCCAGAAGCGGTCCGTATCATTCTTGCCACCGTCGATACCCAGGACAACCGTCTGGAAATGACCACCATCGGCATCGGTGAAGGTGAAGAGGTCTGGTTGCTCAACCGCAAGGTGTTTATGGGTCAGCCAGATAACCCTGAAACCTTGGCTCAGCTGACCCGGGCTCTAGATAGAACCTACACCCATGCTTGCGGTTTTAGCATGGGTATTACGGCCTGCGCTATTGACGTGCAGGGCCACTATTACGACACCATGTTGGCTTACTGCGCTCAGCACTCTGACCGCTGCGTAGCCATCCGTGGTGGTAACGACTATGCGGCCCCTGCGATTAAGCCACCGAGCCGCAGCAACGTGTACCGCATACCGCTGTATACGTTGGGTGTAAACAACATCAAGAACCGGATAGCCAAGCGCCTGCGCTTCAAGTACCCGGGCCGTTTCTTCATTCACTGGCCGAAAAGCAACGAGTTCGAGGTGGATTACTTCGAGCAGCTGACGGCGGAAACAGTGGTGACCGAGTATAAAAACGGCATCCCTTATCGAGTCTTCAAGAACCCGACCAAAGCACGAAATGAGGCATGGGACCTTTTGGTCTATGCCTACGCCTTGCTTTGGATCTTAAACCCTGACCTGAGCGAAGTGGTCACGGCGGAATGGGAAGATGACGAGGAGGAGTGGGAAGACGAAGACGATGTGGTGCAAAGCGACTGGATGAATGGATAGGTGCGCAATGAGTGAATCCCTCTGGACACCAGAAGACCTGGCCGAGGTTAAACGAGCCATCAAAGAGCTGGCCATCGGCAAGCGACTTGTCCGGGTGAGTTTCTCCGGCATTAATGGGTCGAACCAGACCAATGAATACGCCCCGGTAGATCTTCCTCAACTTCGGAAGCTACGCCGGGAAATGGAAGCAGAAATAGCCGCTGCGCAAGGCGTGGAAAGCGTGAGCGTGGTAGCGAGTAGCAAGGGGCTGTACTGATGAATATGACTCCCTCTGGCTATCAACCGTTGGCCTCTGGCCTGCTCGTGCCGGTGGGAGCCTCTGCCTATGAAGGGGCCAGTGGCGGCCACCGTTGGCAGGATATCGGAGACTATGGCCCGGATACGGCTGTTGCTTCCGGTATTCAGACGTTGCGGGCCCGTTCGCACCACAATGTGCGAAACAATCCATGGGCAACCAATGCCGTGGCCACTTGGGTGGCCGCAGCCGTTGGTAATGGCCTGACACCGCGATGGCGAGTGAAAGAGCAAGAGCTTCGCCAGGAGTTGCAGGAGCTTTGGGGCGATTGGGTAAACGAAGCGGATTTCGATGAGGTTCAGTCGTTTTACGGCTTGCAAGCCCTTGTCGTTCGCACCGTTATCAACTCAGGCGAAGCGTTTGTAATCAAAAAGCCTCGTCCATTGAGCGAGGGGCTTTCGGTTCCTCTGCAGCTACAGATTATTGAGCCGGATATGCTGGCCAGTGATATTCCTGATGAAACGCTGCCAAGTGGTGGTTATGTCAAAGGGGGTATTCGTTTCAGCAAGGGCGGCAAACGTAAGGCGTATTGCTTTTATCGTAACCACCCGGCTGAATCCAGTTTGATTGGTGATCCTGTCGATACGGTATGGATTAAGGCCGAGCACGTTCTTCACGTTTACCGTGTTGACCGTCCCGGTCAGACGCATGGTGCGCCATGGGTTTCCAGCTGCTTGCTGCGATTGAATGAGCTGGACCAGTACGAAGACGCTGAGCTGGTCCGTAAGAAAACCGCTGCGTTGTTTGCCGCCTTTATTCAAGAGGCAACGGCAGACAGTACCGGAGGGCCAACAATTGGTCAGCCGAAGCGAAGCAAAGGCGGAAAGCGAATCACCGGCCTCAACCCCGGTACGTTGCAGTACCTGCAACCAGGGCAGGAAGTGAAGTTTTCAAACCCTGCTGATGTGGGGACAACTTATGAACCGTGGCTCCGGTACCAACTGCTTAGCATTGCTAAGGGCTATGGCATCACTTACGAGATGCTGACCGGCGATTTGCGAGGGGTGAACTACTCCAGTATTCGCGCTGGGCTCCTTGAGTTCCGTCGTCTCTGTCAGCAGGTTCAGCACCACATGATCATTCACCAGTTCTGTCGGCCTGTAGGGCGTTGGTTTATGGATTTTGCCGTAGCCAGCGGAGCGGTGGTCATTCCTGACTACTTGCAACGCCGCCGCTATTACAACCGAGTCAGCTGGCGCACTCCTCGCTGGGAAGAAGTGGACCCGCTCAAGAAACACCTGGCAGACCTGGGTGATGTGCGGGCTGGCTTTGCGCCGATTTCGGATAAGCAGGCAGAGCGCGGTTATGACATGGAAGAACTGTTCGACATGATTTCTGATGCGAATCAGCTTATTGACGAATATGACCTGCGTCTTGACTCTGACCCTCGTTATGTCAACGGCAGCGGGGCAGAGCAAAAGTCTGTTATGGAGGCAGCACTGAACAATGAGTAAAAATCTGTTGCCATTGCTGGCCCAGCGGGTGTTTAACGCACCGATGATGATGCGGGCCAGTGATTTGTCGGCCATTGCGATGGCGCTGCACGACCGCTTCCACATTGAAGCCTCAGAAGTGCAGGCCCTAGCAAACACAGGCCAGTACCAAAAGCGCAAGGCGTACCAAGTCACCAAGGAAGGCTGGGCCATCGTTCCAGTGATTGGTGGCCTGGCGCACCGAGCCGGGAAGATTGATGCGGATTGCATGCCGATTACCAGCTACGAGTTGATTCGTCATGACTATGACACCGCACTCAATGACCCGGAAGTGAAATTGATCGTCATGGAGTTTGACTCTGGCGGTGGTGAAGCGGCGGGCTGTTTTGATTTGGCTCGTCATATTCTCAGCACCCGGGGTAAAAAGCCGGTGATCGCGTTCGTGAATGAGTCCTGTTATTCCGCTGCTTATGCCTTGGCTTGTTGTTGTGATCAGGTATTCCTGACCAGTTCAGCCGGAGCGGGCAGTATCGGTGTAATTTGTGGCCGTCTGGACCAAACCGAGTACAACCGGAAGATGGGACTCAGTATTGAACTGTTTGTCTCCGGTGATTACAAAGCGGATTTCTCTCCGCACAAGGTCCTCAGTGACGATGAGCGCCAGCGACTGCAGGCGTTGATTGTTCAGCTGGGGAGTGAATTTCACAACCTGGTGGCCGAAGCCCGGGGCATGACCGCCGAGCAGGTCAAGGCGTTGAAGGCTGGATGCTTCACAGGCCGAGTGGCCGTGGACAATGGTCTGGCTGATGGCGTGATGTCCCAGGATGAGTTTTATAACTACCTACTGAATGAGCAGGAGTCGGATATGTTCTTTGGAAAAGGCAAAGACAAAGACCAAGGCACCCAGGCCAGCTACACCCAAGCCCAAATGGACGAAGCGGTGAAAAGCGCAAAGGCCGAAGCCACCCAAGCGTTGGCAGCGGATGCTGCAAACGCAACCAAGCAAGCCGTCACCGAAGCGGTTCAAGACTACCAGAAAAACACCGAAGCCCGTCTGAAAGGCATCTTTGATGCTTGTGCCACCGTTGGCCGCCCAGATATGGCTGGTGAGCTGATGCTGTCGGACCTTTCTCTGGAGCAAGCCCAGGAGCAGCTGTTCGCTAAGATGGCGGATGAAGGTGAAGAACTGCAAAACCATACCACTGACCCGGAGGCAAACGGCCAGAGCCGCAACTACCTCATGGAAATGTGCCAGGCTGCGGCAAAAAACGCAGTGGAATCTTAACCAGTAACGGGGGGCGAACATGCCTGTACACGTAGAACCCAAGAGCCTGCGCGATGTCCTGCTTTATGAAGCACAAAACGGCTATAGCCGTTCGGTCATGGCGCTGAATGTAACCGAGTTTGGGTCGGTGGTGAACGCTGCCGGTGACCTGATTGTTCCAGGCGGCACTGCTGCCGAGAAGAAAGCAGTCGGCGTAGTGGTTGCCAAAGGCACCGTGGTCGATGCTCATGCCATTGTCCTGCAAAAGGGCCTGGTCTTCCCGGACGGCATCACTGATGTCCAGAAAGCGGCAGCACTTGCTGACCTGAAAGCCATTGGCGTGAAAGCACGCTAATACCACCCAAATATCCTAAAGCCCGCCAGTGAGCGGGTTTTCTTGTTTTAGAGGGCCAATTTAATGGAAATGGCAAACCCTTTTGACCATCCGTCGTTCAAGGTTGCGTCTCTGACCGAGTCCATGAACCTACTGCCGGTCAATTACGGTGACAGCCGAGCGCTGTTTGCCCGTGAGAAAAAAGTGCGTACCCGCACCATTCTGGTAGAAGAAAAGAACGGTGTTCTTACTCTGATCCAATCCCGTGAGCCTGGCTCAACGGAGAACGTAGCGAAGCGCGGTAAGCGCAAGGTTCGCTCTTTCGTTATCCCGCACCTTCCTCTGGAAGATGTGATCTTGCCTGATGAGTACGAAGGTCTGCGCGGCTTTGGTACCACCGCTTTGGCGGCTAAATCTGAGCTGGTGAAAGAGCGTCTGGAAACCATGAAGTCTAGCCACGACATCACCCATGAGCACTTGCGCATGGGCGCGAAGAAAGGCCAGATTCTGGATGCTGACGGCACCGTGCTTTATGACTTGTATGCCGAGTTCGGCATCACCAAGAAAACGATCTACTTCGACCTGGACAACAAAGATGCGAACGTGGCCGAGTCATGCCGCAAAGTGTTGCGCCATGTAGAAGACAATCTGCGCGGCGATGTGATGAAAGACGTGTCTGTTGATGTGTCTGAAGAGTTCTTCGACAAGTTCATCAAACATGCATCGGTGAAAGAAGTCTTCCTGAATCACGAAGCTGCAGTGAATCGTCTGGGTGGTGATACTCGCAAAGGCTTTAAGTTCGGTGGCCTGATCTTCAACGAGAACCGTGCTCGCCATGTGGATGAAGAAGGTGAAGAAACCCGATTCATCAAAGCGGGTAAAGGTCATGCGTTCCCGACTGGCACCACCAACACCTTCTTTACTGCCTTGGCCCCTGCTGATTTCAATGAAACCGCAGGCACACTTGGCAAGCGTTACTACGCGAAGATGGAGCCTCGCCGCATGGGACGTGGTTTTGACCTGCATAGCCAGTCTAACGTGCTGCCGATGTGTTGCCGTCCTGGTGTGCTGGTTGAGTTGGATGCTGCGGCCCAGCCTGCTGGCTAAGGGGTGATAGATGAACGAGCAGAACCGGGACCTGCAATTGCGGGTCCTGCGTGAGCAGATTGAAATTTGGGGTGTAAAGGCAACTTGGGTGAGAGCGGATGGCGCAACTGAGACCGTAGAGGGCTTGCTCTCTCTGGCTGAGGGGGCTGTCGATGCGAGTTATAAAAACCCGAACCAGTTCTTCCAAATTGATGTGGCTCAGGTGGCGGGCGTTTTCGTTATGGAAACCGACCTGGTGCCAGGTGATCACGGTGACCGGCTAATGGTCAATGGTGAAGCCTTCATGGTTCTGCCGTTCAAAAGTCGTACCGGAAATCAGGCGCAAACCCATATCCCGCTCAAGCCATGGGTAAACAAAGACCACAACTGGCGGTGACATGCTGCAGCTGAATCTTCAACTTGATCAAGAGCTGGCCTACCTTGAGGCCCAGCTGATGGCTTCTGTTCCTCAGATACAGAAAGCTATCGACCGGGCGTTAAAGAAGACGGCCCGTTGGCTTGAAACGCACAGTAAGCGAGAGCTTGGCCGTGAGTTAAAGCTACCCATCAAGGTGTTAACGGTTCGTTTTCAGCACACCTTTTACCTGAAAGACAGTGAAAAGGCGGTCAGTGTTTGGTTTGGTCTCAATCCTGTGCAAGTTCGTCATATTGGTAAAGTCAGGCAAAACCGCAGAGGTACCCGTGTTGGGAAACATCAATTTGATGGTGCTTTCTCTGCTGCCATGAAAAGCGAGCACTTGAATGTGTTTCGCCGTAAGGGGCGAGAGCGGCTGCCGATTGAGGTGGTTCGCTTGCCAATTGAGGAGCAAAGCAACCCCATTTTTGAGCGGTACTATCAGCGGGCGCAGGGGCGGTTTACTGAGCTGCTGCGCCAAGAACTCAATTTTGCATTGAACCATGAGGGCGCATGAGTCAAACGACAATTACCGAAGTGCATGAGGCTATTAAAGCCAAGTTGCGCGAGACCTTCCCCAAGGTGACGGTCGACGACTACAACCCAGAGCCTGAGCTTTCCGTACTGGCTCCAGCATTACTGCTTGAGCTTGAGGAATTTCCTATGGGTGCGGATGTCGGTGATGACCGCTACCCGGCAGCCTGCCGCTTCTCTGTTCATTGTGTTTTGGGCTGGGAAGTTAAAAGCCTGGCGTTGGAGCTGTGGGAATTTTCCGCAGCTGTGGCCCAGCTGATTCGCAAGAGTGGCGTATGGGTGAAAGGCGGGGTACTGACTAAGCCAGAAGGCTTGGAAGTCTACCCCGGCAGTTTTCGCAAGGACACCCAGCAGGGGTATGACTCCCGTGTTGTAACCTGGAATCAAACCTTGTACCTGGGCGAGTCGATGTGGAATGCGGATGGAATTACGCCGCAAGAGGTTTACCTGGCGTATGCCCCGGGCGGTGATGTGCCACCGGCAGATGAGCATGAGAAGGCAGAGTATGCAGGGGCTCCAAATAGCTGAGATTGAGCGCCTTCTTCATGGTTTGGTCCGTGTTTGTACCGTGAATGACCATGGTGAAGGAGGCCAAGTAAAGGTCACCGATGGTGAGCTGAACAGCACTTGGTTAGACCGAGCGGTTGACCGGGCTGGTGAAGACCGAGAGTGGAAGCCGTTGGACATTGGCGAGCAAGTTGTTGTGCTTTGTCCCTCTGGTGATTTTGCTCAAGGGATCATCATTGCCAGCTTGTACCAGGAAGGGCATCCGGCACCCAGCAGTAACCTCAATGAGGAGCGCAAGGTGTTTAAGGATGGCACGGTGGTGAGCTATGACCGAGAAAGCCACCGGTACCTTCTGGACGTGAAGGGGGCCGATGCCACGGTTGATGTGATTTCAGCGGGGACGCTGAATATCAAAACGACAAAAGACATCAAGGTGGAAACCTCTGCCAATGCCAAGGTGAACGCCAGCGGCAATGCGGATGTGACTGCCGCAAAAATCGGCCTGAATGGTGGTGCGCCGTGCGTTACAACAGCTCATACTTGCCACTTTACTGGCAACCCTCATGGGGATGGGTCCAGCACAGTGACGGCGGGGAAATAACATGGCTTTAAATGCTCAGACTCTTGAAAGCCTGATCACGTCAAAATTGCAGGCGGCAGGCTTTAAAACCTCTGGTCAACATGCTCAATCCGCCAAGATGGCTAAAGCCATTGCAGAGGCCGTGGTGGAGCATATCACCGGAGCGGCAGAAGTGCCGGTCACTGGCGGTTCCAGTGCTGGTACATACAAAGTTAAGTAGGTGGAATATGCAAGGGATGAACGCACAGACCGGTGTTGTCCTGTCTGGGGTTTCCCACTTGCGCCAGTCCGTCCTCAATATTTTGACCACCCCGCTGGGTAGCCGTGTCTACCGGCGAGAATATGGCTCCCGACTTTTTGATCTTATAGACCAGCCGACCAATGAAGCCTGGGCTGTGGAGGTGTATGCCGCCACGGCAGAGGCTTTGGCCCGTTGGGAGCCGAGGATAAGGCTCAAGCGGGTTCAGGTTTACCGCCAGGATAACGGCTCCATGCTGATTGACCTGGAAGGCGAGTACCTGGTCAACGGTGAGTCGATTCTTTTAGACGGCCTGCAGGTGGGGTGATATGACCGCATTTAAACTCTTGGACCTGTCGAAGGTCCCGGTCCCGGACATTATCACGTCCCCGGACTTTGAAACGAAATACGAAGAACTAAAGGCCATCTTGGTCGGTTTCAATCCAGATTATGCCGAAGTGTTGCAGCTGGAGTCTGACCCGTTGGCTGGAGCCTTGCAAACCTTCGCTTATCGCGAACTGGTGCTCGAGGCCAAAATTAACGATGCCACCCGAGCGAACATGCTGGCATCGTCAAAAGGAAATGACCTGGACGGGATTGGTGCTCGCTACAACGTGGAGCGACTGGTTGTTCAGGAAGGGGATGAGCTGGCACGGCCACCGATTCCCCGCATCATGGAAGATGATGACAGCTACCGCCGCCGGATTCAGATGGCGTTTGATGGTTTGAACACGGCGGGCAGTGATGATGCTTATGTGTTTCATGCACTGTCGGCCAGTGGCAAGGTGTTGGATGCGGATGCAACCAGCCCGAGCCCGTGCAACATGGTGGTGACGGTATTAAGCCGGGACGGCAACGGCACCCCGGATAATGACCTGCTGGTTGCGGTTCGCCGTTACTTCGGTTTGACCGATGATGGTTTAGCGCCTGCCAAGCAGACGTCAAAGGTTCGCCCGTTGGGTGATCGTGTGATGGTGGTTCCGGCCAATGTGACCGAGTATGCGGTCGTTGCTGAGCTGACGATTCTGCCTGGTCCTGCTGGTGATGTGATTCGCCAGACTGCCGAAGCGGCGGTGCTTGAGTATGTCAACGACCGGCACAAGCTGGGTTATGACGTGACCCGCTCTGGTCTGTATGCCGCCTTGCACCGTCCAGGCGTTCACAATGTCCGGTTAATCAGCCCAGCAGCTGACCTGGTGATGGATAACACACAGGCTGCATTTTGCACTGGTGTGACCGTTACGGTGGGAGGGGTGGATGAGTAATTCACTGTTACCGCCTAACGCCAGCGGGCTAGAACGTGACATCGAGCAGGTGATCGTTCAATCGACAGACTTGCCGATTCGCATCAAGAACCTGTGGGACCCATATTCCTGCCCTTTGTCGTTGCTGCCTTGGCTGGCCTGGGCCCTGTCTGTGGATGAGTGGGACGACCGCTGGCCGGAGCATATCAAGCGGCAGGTGGTGCAAGATTCTTTTGATGTTCACCGTTTTAAAGGCACCCCGTATGCGGTGCAAAAGGCGCTGGACAGTTTGAATATCAAAACGCACCTGCGGGAGTGGTGGGAGCCTGACGGAAGCCAGGAGCCCGGCACCATGACCGTGGTGGCCTTGATTAACGAAAACCTGACCGACGATGACAACGGGCTGATAACCGAAGCCATGCTGGAGCAGGTCACCCGGGTTATTCATACCGCTAAGCGCGGCGTGATCCACTTTGATGTGGAGCTAGGCATTAGCCTGGAGGAGACCTTGGGCCTCTCTGGTGCTATTGGGCCCTCTATCGCAGAGATAGACTTTTCTTCTGATTTTCTACCTATTGTTCCGGAGAAAGGTAGTGCTGACATGGCTTTTTCTGCAGCGCTCTATGGTATTGGCTCTGCTGATTTTCTTGCTGATATGTCTGGTGTTATTCCAGATGAGTCCAGCAGCCATGTTTTTGTTTGTGGTGGGCTGGCTGGAATATCTGCATCGTGGTTGGAATTTGAAGGAGACCTTTAATGGCAGGGTTAAAACTGCAATTCACTGAGGCCGGGCTGGCAGAGCTTATCTCTGCAAAAGAGCAGGGCATCAAGGGGGCTATTTCTCATCTTGCTTTTGGCGATATGGCTTACACGCCAAATAAGTCTCAGACGAGACTGCAGCGAGAGCAAGAGCGAGTAGAGATAGCTGATTATCAGGATGGTGGGCTGTCTTTGCGGATGGCTGCTGTTTTCTCGGGTGAGAAAGAATATGCAATCAGAGAGATAGGCGTCTTCTTATCAACAGGCACTCTTTTAGGTGTTTATTCGCAATCAGGGAAAACCATTGGCTACAGAACTCCGTCCGTAAAAGTTATGCAGTGGTTTACGTTAAATATAACGGCATTGCCTTCGGACAGCGTAACGGTCGTCGTTGGAACTGAGAACTTAAACTTAATTCTTGATGCGGAGTTTATGGAAAGCGCTGCCTCCTTTATGAGGCTTGGTGCCGCAACAATTAAGCAGGCGCTGTGGAATTTACAACTTAGCGAAAAAATCCGAGCTTTGGAGAGCTGATTAATGGGAACAATTACAGAGCAAATTGAAAGCTTAAAAACTGCCTCCGCTGAGCAAACAGCCGCATCTCAGGCGCTGGCTCAGGAAGTATCAGGCAAAATGGCCGCCATCGATAAAAAGACTAATGACTCGATAGCTAAAGTCGAAAGTACCTATGACCAAAAGGCCAACGGCTTGACGATCATTGCTACGGACGGCTATCGCAAAGCGGTCGAGCATAATTCAGGCGGTCGAAACACAGTCATTTATGATGCCCAGGGCAACCCTAATATCATGTGCGTCATCCCGCGCTTCAACATTGAAGACCTGGGATTAACAGAGCTTGATCTTGGCACAGGTGTTCACCCTGCATTTGTAACGAACGGAGCGCCTCGCGGCGAAATCCTTGTCGGCAAATATCTGGCGTCATCGGCGGCGGGCGGTTCTGCCGTTATCGGTGGCCCTCAGCCGCGAACCTCAGTTAACTATGACACTGCAAAGCAGCTTTGCACGCAGAAGGGTGACAACTGGCACCTTATGTCGATTCACGAGTGGGCCGCCATTGCACTCTGGTCTCTGGCCAATGGTACTGTGCCTCGTGGTAATACGAACTATGGTCGCAGCCACGAAGCGAAGTGGGAAAACGCTCGACGTGCCGACAACGGACTGCCTGGCGATACCAGTGGCACTGGGCGAACCGACACAGGCAAGGGCCCCGCAACGTGGAATCACGATCATACTGAGTTCGGCGTATGTGACCTGGTCGGCAACGTCTGGGAATGGATTGACCAGATGAAATTGGATGACGGCCAAATCCTGACAACGCTGGATAACAACCCGACGGTTGCTGAGGCTAACTGGCATCGCCACCCAGCCTATTTTGATTCGACATCCGACAACCAGAGCGGTGCTGGCAACAATGGTTCACCGGTGCTCAGCAACTCGGTTACCAAGCGTAACGGGCCTACCGATGACGATAGTCACGACTATCCGTACATGCACAACCCGCACTTTGCTGCGATCACAAAGTCGGCTGGATATACGCCTAACGAGCTGCTGCGTCGATTGCTCATCGAGTCAGCAACCGCAACGACAGTTGGCGGCGGCCTCTGGTGTCGCAACTATGGCGACCGATTCCCGCGTCGCGGGGGCGGCTGGGGCAGTGGCTCGGACGCGGGGCTGGGCGCGCTCAGTCTGGACAGTGCGCGGTCGTACTCGTACAGTTACATCGGTTTTCGCCCCGCTTTCTTTGTGTAACTGTTAACTGATTCTTTGGATGGCGCACGGTAGTGCGCCCTTTAGTTGTGCGGAGGCAAGTTGACAACGCTAATCATTGAAGAAAAATGCCGGGAAATGATGATGTACGGCTATCAAGCAATAAAGCAGTTTCCGAAACATGAGCGCCATGTTTTAGGCGCGGAAATCAGGCTTTCAATGCTGCAACTTCAAAGATTGATCATCACGGCATTTAAGCGATACCACAAGAAGACGACCCTGACCGATTTAGATATCGAGCTTGCCATCCTGAAGCGGCGAGTCAGGCTCGCCAAGGACTTGCGGTATATCGACATCAAGAGATACGAAATATGGGTCGGCCAACTGGTTGAGCTTGGGAAAATGATAGGCGGCTGGATACGCTCCGTTAATACCAAGCAACAGGGGACGGCATTATGAATACGCGGAACCGATTCCCGCTTCGCGGGGGCAACTGGAACAATGGCTCGAACGCCGGGCTGGGCGCGCTCAATCTGAACAATGCGCGGTCGAACTCGAACAGTAACATCGGTTTTCGCCCCGCTCTTGATGTAGCCAGAAACAACCATCCCAAGGGATGCTGTCAGTGCAATCATGAAAAGGATGCCGCCTCCTCGGCCATAGCCGGAACAGATATAAAGCCCATTGATGCGTCACTGGGCTGCTCATTTGAGAAGATATTTGATTTTGAAAATCTTTTATCAGCGGCATACTCATGCCGAAAGGGAAAAACAAAGGCGAACGCAACGCTGGTTTTCTTCAACAACCTGGAAGAGAACATCATAGAAATACAAAACGAGCTGATGTGGGGCATGTACAAAATGTCACCCTATCACCATTTTTACGTATTCGAGCCGAAGCGCCGCCTGATATCAGCCCCTCACTTTAAGGACAGGGTTGTCCATCGGGCTATATACAATGTTATCGAGCCACTGTTTGACAAAACCTACATCTATGACTCATACGCATGTAGACGAGGGAAAGGCACCCACAAAGGCGCTGACAGGGCTCAATATTTTATTAAGAAGGTAGAGTCAAAGCATGGCAAGGCGTATGCGTTAAAAGCGGATATTAGCCGTTACTTTTCGAGCATAGACCACCAAGTATTGAAGTCTATTCTGGCGGCAAAAATACAATGCCAGAGAACGCTTGATCTGCTGTTTTACATCATTGATAACAGCCCTTGCGAATCAATGGGTGTAGGCATTCCGCTGGGTAACCTTACCAGTCAGATTTTTGCAAACGTGTACCTGCACGAGCTTGATAGATATGCAAAGCACGCACTTGGCGCAAAACACTACATCCGCTACATGGACGATTTTGCCATCATTCACCACGACAAGACTGTGCTGCACCAGTGGAGAAAGGATATAGAGGAATTCCTGCACCTTTACCTGAGATTAAAAACGAACAGCAAGACGCAGGTTTTCCCTATCTCAACGAGTAACGGCAGGAGCTTGGACTTTCTCGGGTATCGAATTTATTCGAGCCATAGGTTGCTGAGAAAATGCAGCGTCAAGCGAATTAAGACAAAACTTAAAAAGTATCGGTCTCAGTTCGCTAAAGGTGAGATAAGTCTCTCTGATATAAATCAGAACATTCAATCCTGGCTTGGCCATGCTGGTCACGCCAGCACCTACAACCTTAAAAAGGCTCTTTTTGCTGAGCCATTCAGGAGGAAAACAGATGTTTAGTTACATCTTTCAGGGTCGAACTCACACAGACACGACCCGCAGCTATATGAATTCGCTTGGCATGACTCAGGAGCAGGTCGACTCTGTTCTTCAGCAAAAAGACTTTGAAGAGGCTCAAAACCTCGTCAAGAGAAAAGAGGCTTACCGCCTCGAGTCAGACCCTCTTTTTATGGAATGGCAGTACGACAATACGCCTGAGTCTGAGCAAGCATGGCGTGAAAAGGTAGCGGAAATCAAAACCCGCTATCCACTACCAAGCGAATCATAAACCCGCCGCCTAACAGGCGGTTTTTTAATGCCTAATCGAAGCCCTGGCCTGTGCCGGGGCTTTTTAGTTTGCAACTCAACGAAACGAGACCCGCAATGGCTGAACAATACCTACACGGCGCAGAAGTCGTCGAAATTGATAATGGGGCCCGCCCCATTCGCACCGCTCAAAGTGGTGTGATTGGTTTGGTGGGGACGGCACCTGATGCCGATGCCACCGCCTTTCCTCTGAATACGCCGGTACTGATTGCCGGTAGCCGCCGAGAAGCGGCCAAGCTGGGAGCAGGTGGTACATTGCCACAGGCAATTGATGGCATTTTTGACCAGACTGGCGCAGTGGTGGTGGTGATTCGCGTGGATGAGGGCGTGGATAGCGCGGCCACTCAATCCAATGTGATCGGCAAAGTGGATGCCGACACCGAGCAGTACACCGGCATTCTGGCGCTGCTGTCTGCCGAGAACACCGTCAAGGTGCAGCCTCGCATTTTGATTGCCCCTGGTTTCTCAAACCAAAAAGCAGTCGCTGACCAGCTGGTGAGCGTAGCCGAGAAATTGCGTGGCTATGTCATTCTGGATGGCCCAAACACCACCGATGCCGCCGCGATTACCTACCGTGAACTGTTCGGCAGTCGCCGCTGTGAAGTGGTGGACCCTTGGTACAAGGTATGGGATGTGGAGACCAGTGCTCACATTATCCAGCCGCCTTCGGCTCGCCATGCTGGTGTGATGGCGAAAGTCCACAATACGCTGGGTTTTTGGTGGTCCAACTCAAACCAGGAAATCCTGGGCATTGATGGTCTGACCCGTCCGGTGGATTTCAAGCTGGATGACCCGACCTGTCGCGCAAACTTGCTGAACGCAAGCGAAGTGACCACAACCATTCAGCAAAATGGTTTCCGTGTGTGGGGTGACCGCACTTGTTCAGCTGACTCTAAGTGGGCATTCAAGAACGTGGTCATTACCAACGATATGATTGCGGATAGCCTGGTGCGAGAGCATTTATGGGCGGTTGACCGCAACATCACCAAAACCTACGTCGAAGACGTGACGGAAGGGGTGAACAACTACCTGCGCCACCTCAAAAACATCGGTGCGATTGCCGGTGGTGAGTGCTGGGTGGACCCGGAGCTGAACAGCCCCGACCAAATTCAACAGGGTAAAGTCTACTTCGATTATGACTTTAGCGCCTACGCGCCTGCAGAGCACATCACGTTCCGCAGCCACATGGTTAACGGCTATCTGACGGAGGTTGTGTAAGATGCTACCGCAAGTAATCCGAGCAATGAACCTGTTCGCTGACGGTAAAGGCTATGCAGGTGTGGTGGAGGAAGTGACCCCTCCAAAACTGACTCTCAAGACCGAGGAGTTCAAGGCAGGGGGCATGGACGCCCCGCTTGAGCTTGACCAGGGTATGGAGAAGCTGGAATGCAACTTCACCGTGGCCAGCTACGAAAAAGAGCTATTCGCGGCTTATGGCTTGGTTCCCGGAAAGATGATCAACGTAACCCTGCGCGGTGCGTTTGAGCAGGACGGGGAAACCCGTGAAGTGGTCATGGTGCTAAACGGCAGCTGGAAAGAGCTGGACTTCGGTACCTGGAAATCTGGCGAAAAAGCCCAGCTGAAAGTGGCCGTTGGCCTCAAAAAGTTTGAGCTAAAAATCGACGGGGAAGAGAAAGTCTTCATCGATATTCCGAACATGGTCCGCCGTATCAACGGCACAGACCTGCTGGAAGCCGCCCGTAAAGCGATTGGCCTGTAAGGAGTAGTAGATGGCTAAGACACCTGAAAAGCAGACCTACGTGGTTCTGGTGCCGTTTATGCACGGCAATGAAAAGCAGGTCGTGGACAAAACCCTTGACCTAACCGCCCGCCAGGCAGCAAACCTGCTAGCCGGTGGCTTCATTGGTAAGCCAGCTGCAAAGGCAGCCAAAACCACGGCCAAGAGCGCCGAGTAAACCCCTTACCTGATTGAATACAAGCGCCCAGATGGGCGCTTTTTTATTGAGAGCCTTGAACATGACTGAACAAAACAAAGACCTGACTGTTGAGCTGGAAGAAGTAACCGAAGTGAAGCCGATGGAGTTCCCTGGTGCCGACAAAGTGATCACGCTGGATGTAGCGGTCGGTGGCGGCAAGATGAAACACCTTGCCCTGCGCAAACCCATGCCAGGTGACCTGCGTGGCCTCAAGTTGCTGGATGTAATCCAAATGGATGCCGGTGCAGTGGCGAATCTGGTGCCTCGTATTGCGATTAACGGTTTCACGGCTCAGCACTTCTATCAACTGGAACCGGCTGACCTGCTGGAGGTGATGACAGAAGTCGCCACTTTTTTCACCAAAGAGCAGCTCCCGACTCAGTAGACGAAGCGTGGGCTGATATTGCGGCGGTCTTCCATTGGCCGCCGGAGCAAATGGACGGTATGGACTTTGATGAGCTGATGCGCTGGCGAGAGTTGGCCATCGAGCGGTTCAAGGCCATGAACCAGGTTAAAAATCAGGGCTACTAGATAGCCCGTTTTTCTTGGGTGGCGTATGGCATCAAAAAACATGAACCTGGCCGTCAAGCTCCAAGCCATCGACAAAATGAGCGCCCCGCTCAAGAACGTGGCGGGAGCTTCTGGTCAGGTTATTGAGTCGCTGAAAAAGACTCAGGAACGGCTGAAAGCCATCGATTCTCAGACCGACCAGTTCAACGCTTTTCGTGAGTTGCTAAAACAGAGCCGAGATACTGCAGCTGGAGTAAGTCAAGCGAAGGGAGAAGTCCAGCGGCTTGCCATCCAGATAAAAGAATCAGAGGGGCCGACTAAAAGGCTCAAAGTTGAGCTTGCGGCAGCAGAAAGGCAGGTGGCCGAGCTGGCCCAGGAGATGAAGGCGGCTGAACAGCCTAATGATCTCCTGACGTATCGGTTTAAACAAGCCCAGAAAGAAGCTAACAAGCTAGGGCAAGAATTCCGTAAAGTTGAGCGGGATAATAAATCGCTCAACAAAGAGTTTGAGCGAGCGAAGAGTCAAGTTAACCAGCTTGAGCAAGCGCACCTGCAGGAGACCCAGAAGCTCCAAGAAATGCGCCAGGCACTGAACCGAGCCGGAGTGTCCACCAAGGACCTTGCCGGGGCTCAGTCGAAGGCGAAGCAGGAGGCCAGTCAGTTAAACCAAGAGTTTGACCGGCAGGCCAAAAAGCTGGAGAGAATCGCAGAGATAGAAGCCCGTGTGGCCAAGTCGAAAGAACGCCTGCAAAAGAGCATGCAGGTCTCTGCAAACATGACGGTGGCGGCCTTTGGGGTTCAGCAAACAGGGCAGGTTATTACCAATACCTTAATGGGTCCTGTAAATGTTGCAGCTGACTTTGAAGAAAAGATGTCTGGCGTTGGTGCTGTTGCTAATGCTACAGACCAGCAGCTTGCTCAGTTAACTGCCACGGCAAGAAAGTTAGGTGCGGAAACGTCTTTCAGTGCATCGCAATCAGCTGATGGTATGAAATATCTAGCTATGGCTGGGTTTAAGACCAATCAGATTATTGCATCAATGCCAGGTCTGTTGGACTTAGCAAAAGCCACAGGCATGGATGAGGATCTTGCGGGTGCGTCTGATATTGCATCGGATATTTTGTCCAGCTTTGAGATGCTGCCTGAACAGATGGGGCAGCTGTCAGATGTTCTGGCGAAGACGACCACTACAGCAAACACGGACCTGAGACAGCTTGGCGAGACCATGAAGTATGTTGGTCCTGTAGCTCGAAAGGCTGGCATGGATTTACAAGAAGCCTCAGCTATGGCTGGCTTGTTGTCGAATGTTGGCATTAAGGGTTCGCAGGCTGGTACTACACTGCGCTCAATGGTGCTTAACCTTGCTGCTCCGACCGGAGCTGCTGCAAAAACATTGGAGCGCTTAGGGGTAAGCACTAGGGATGCTAGCGGAAATGTTCGAAACATGGTGGAAATCCTTGGTGATGTTGCCAAGGCCACTGAGAACATGGGGTCCGCAGAGCAGTTGGAAGCCTTGGTGGATATTATGGGCAAGGAGCCCGCTGCCGGCTTCCAAGAGCTAATAGGGCAAGAGGGTGCTGGAGGGGTAACCAAATACCTTCAAGTGCTCAGAACAGCTGATGGAGCGGCTGCTCAAATTGCTGCGAAAATGGGGGATAACGCCCGAGGAAAGCTCAAGGAGCTATCTTCTGCTGCTGAATCTCTGCAAATCAGTCTTGGTAATATCTTACTCCCTGTTGTTAAAGATTTTGCTGTATGGGCCACGAATGTAACGCGGCGAATTGAAGCATGGGCAAACGCTCACCCTGGATTGACCAAGGGGTTGATATTCGTCGCCGCTGCAGTGGGTGCTTTGGCTTTAGCCGGTGCGCCGCTGTTATTGGCGATGGCAAGCATTAACAGCATGATGGCCATGACCCGATACGGCATGACCGCCTTTGGTGCTATTAGCCAGCTGACAGCCGTCCGTATGGGATTGGTAACAGCTGCACAGTGGGCCCTAAATACGGCGATTTTGGCTAACCCTATCACCTGGATCATTGTCGCGGTTGTGGCATTGATTGCTGTGCTTGGGGTGCTGATTTACAAGTATTTCGAACCGCTGAAAGCCTTCCTTTCTGGTTTTTGGGATGGATTTATTCAGGGGTTCGCCCCGGTTATCCAGTCCTGCTCAGGTTTGTTTGCTGCATTGTCACCGATTGGTGATGCGCTTGGCTGGGTTTGGAGTGGTGTGAAAGCAGTGTTTGACTGGTTTGGTCGGTTGTTTCAGCCGGTTAACGCCAGCGCGGAGTCATTACAGGCCGCCACCAGTGCCGGTACCAGTTTTGGTCAGTTCGTCGGTGCGGCGCTGAATATCCTGCTGTTCCCGGTCAAATTGGTGATCGCTGGTATTACCAATCTGGTCAACTTGATCAGCTGGGCAGTCGGCGTGGCTGGTGCGGCATGGGAAGGTATTAAGTCTGGTGCCTTTTCCCTCTGGGACGCGCTTAAAACCGTGTTCGAGTGGTCGCCTATCGGCTTGATGATGAAGGGCTGGGGCGTTGCTTTTAACTGGATTAAGGGCAAGCTGGACTGGCTTGGTAGTGCTGTTAGCAAAGTGAAGTCATTCTTCGGCTTTGGTGGCGGAGACGAACAGGCCAAAGAGTCAGGGCCTAATCTTGAGCAATTGGCCGAGGCTGAAAAGACCCGCCAGCAAGCGGAGGCTGTTGCCCGGCTTGAGGTGGTTAAGCCTTCGGTACCTGAGCCACAAGTGGAAGCGGCCAAGCGCGTGAGCGCACCCAAAGCCGCAGCAGCTGCAGGTGTGATTGCTGCCAGTGCCGCAGCCATGCCAGCGGCAGCGGAGCCGGTACAGCTTTCACCTGTGTACCAGGAAACCGTGGCCACGTATCAGGCACCGGCAGTTTCTGTGCCTCAATCGGCATCGATACCAGCCTTGGCGGCTAGCCAGCCAGTCATGGCAGGCGGTGGTACCACAATTTCTATCGGTCAGTTGGATATTCACGTTCAGGGAAATCAGGGCATGAATACCCAAGAGTTGGCTATTGAGGTGCGCAAGCAGTTCATGCAACTGATGCATGAGCAGCAGGCGAAACACCGTGGAGACCTGTATGACTCTTAACTATCGAGACCAGGCGGAGGCCCTGGCAAGAGACTTAGCAAACCAAACGCTGCCCACGGAACGGGCAGCCAGCTATATGCTGGCCCTTGGTCAGTACCGTTTTTCTATTGATACGGCAGCTTACCAGGCATTCACCCGGGAGCTGTCGTTTCTTTGGCCTACTCAGCAGCGTTTTGGCAACATGGCCGCACCTCAGTTTGTCGGTCGTGGGGAGTTTAAGCGCAGCCTGAATGGGGTGATTTATCCAGAATACAAAGGCGGGTTAAGGCAAGTGGATGCCATGGCCGCTCAGGCTGGCCTTGGTCAGCCTCTGCAGTTGGTTTCCGGTATTGGTGAGGTGCTTGGTTTTTGGTGTATTACCAGTATCCGGGAGAACGCCACGGTGTTTCATCGTAACGGCCAAGCCCGCAAGCTGGATTTTAGCCTGGAGCTGCTTTACTACGGAGACCGATACAAGGGGGTGACCGGTGGAGTATAGAACCAAGGACGGGGATGTGGTGGATGACATTTGTTATCGTCAATATGGCCGCTCTGACTATGCTCTCCAGGTTTATGAATTGAACCCTGGTCTGGCTGAGTATGGCCCACGGCTTCCCGCTGGCCTGATTATTCAACTGCCGGAGATCTCGAAACCAGAGACCCCGGAGCTTCCGAAAATCTCACTGTTTGATTGACCTATGCGCCCACAATTCCGAGTTTTTGCCGACGACCGGGATATTACGTCCCGGATTGCCGAGCGCCTGATAGAAATGACCATCACTGACGAGGCGGGCTTCCAGTCTGATGCATTGACCATTTCGGTTGATGATGCTGACGGGGTATTGGCAGTGCCCCGAAAGGGGGCCCGTCTTGCGGTGCATTTGGGGTATGAAGAAACGGGCCTGGCTTACATGGGCGAGTTTGTTGTGGATGAGCCAGAGCTTTCTGGTCCACCCGACAAGATTGTGATTCGTGCCAGGGGTGCAGACCTTCGCCAGGAGCTGAAAACCAGCAAGACCCGCTCTTGGGATAAAGTCACCATAGACGATATCGTTCGAGCGGTTGCCGGTGAGCATAATTTGCAGCCCAAGGTTGCGGAGCAACTGGCCGCCACTTTCATCGAGCATATAGACCAGACCGGCGAAAGTGATCTGCACTTTTTGACCAGGCTGGCGAAAGAGTACGATGCAATCTCAAAGCCTGCTGGTCCTAACCTGTTGTTTGCCCCACGTAACCTTGGGAAAACGGTCAGCGGGAAGGACTTGCCGCCAATCGTTCTGGCCAAGTCTGATGTGACGACCTATCGGCTTGTGCTTGCTGATCGTTCTGACATTGGCCATGTTGTTGCGTACTGGCAAGACAAGGCCAAAGCGCGGCGCACTGGTGAAACGGTCGGGGATAAGACTAAACCAGGTAAGACACTGCGAAAGACTTACCCTACCGCCGAAGAAGCCCGTGCGGCTGCGGCCTCTGAGTTGGCCTCTTTGCAGCGTGGCCGTAAGAATCTTGATATCACCTTGCCTGGCAATCCTCTGGTCATTGCTGAAAGCCCGATCACCTTGTCAGGTGGCTGGCGTGATGGTTTTACTGGTGACTACGTTGCCGTTCGTGTAGAGCATCGAGTCGGTGGCGGTGGTTACACCACGTCATTCACTGCGAATTAATGCCCGGGGAACCGGGCTTATCCTCTCAAATATCCTTCCTGTTGCACTTCCTTCCTTGTCTACTTCCTAATTCACCCATACCCTTTATCTTTTTGATTGAAAAGAGGAGTTAATGGGATGGATGTATTCCTATCGTTATTATTTATTGTTGTGTTATTTGCCTTTGTGGCCGGGTTGATAAAGCCAGCCTGGATTAAGCAGGAAACCCGTGGTCGAGTGCTTAAATTCTATGGCCTTGGTATGTTGGTGCTTCTTTTGCTCATCGGCTTGGTTGCTGATCCTGTTGAGCAGGCACCGGCTAACAATGAGATGGCAGCGCAGCAGCATTCAGCCAAAGAATATGAGTATTCAGGTAAAACATTGGCTGAGTGGAGAGATGCCTCAAAATCTGATCGTGATGAAATGGTATCTGATTTTGTCAGTGTGAAATCACTTCCTGATGCCGCAAATGATTTGTTCTATCGCTGCCTTAGTCAGATGAGTATGACCAAGTCTGATGAGCTTACAATAGGTCAGGTTCTTGGCTGGTGTCAGGCTGATTACGATAAAGATCCTGCAAAACTTTCCAGTATGGTGAATTTTGATAACTTCAAAGGCCAGTTCAGCGCTTGGGATGGCTCTCATAGAAATCTGGAGAAGTACATAAAGTCGATGATGAACGACGAGAATTCTTATGAGCATGTGGAGACAAGATATCGACTTGTCCTTGACCAGAATCCGCGAGCGATAGTGACCACAGTCTTTAAGGGGAAAAATGCCTACGGCGGAGTGGTTAAGCAGTCTGTTTCAGCTGCTGTTGACATAGAGACGGGCAGAATTATAGAGATCATTCAATAAAAAAGACCCAGCACAAGGCTGGGCCAAAGGAAGACTCGCCGACCCAAACGGCGAGTTTTTTACTTTTAATGTTTCATCGATCCTTTTACTGCATTGATAGCGAATGGCAGGTCTAAAATCACATCCCGCGAACGAGAGAATGCCTTATCCATGCCGTTTTTTGCCTCAAGTAGTTGGCCGTAGCGGTCACGGCCAAGCTGTGCGTAGTGAATCAGCGTTTCCAAGTTTTCTTTGTCTACAATGACCTTGCCTTCTGGAACTTTGGTCATCATTTCCAGCGCCCAGGCTTGTAGGTGCTTGGCATCGTATTTGGTACTTTTGCCAGAAATCAGTAGGCAGCCTTTAGGGCTGAAAAGCAGCGAGTATTGTTCGGAGCCGGTTTCCTGGTAAACGCGAACGCATTCGCGGTCGAAATCAAGGCGGTTTGTGTGATAGATGCGGCTGATAGCAGGGCGCTGGCAATATTGAAGGAATACGCGCAGTGACCAGGCTGGCACCCATGGTTTGCCATCAAGAATGATCGCCGTTATCTTGCGACCGTTCTCCAGTGTGTAGTCTACGGTGGAGGTATCCGGCAGGGTGTTTTCGTTGTAGCAAATAGGGTTGCCGTATCGCTCTTCTTTTTGACGTTGCAGCTCCTCTGCCATCTGATTAAAGGCGTTGATGTACGCCTCTTTAATGGCGGCAGCCTGTTTGCCAGTGAACCCCATAACCAGGAAGATAAAGCCGTCTTTGGTCATCTCGTAATAGGTGTAGGTTTCGCCATTTTGTGGGTGCGTGTAGGGGTGTGCGCAAAAATGCGCAGACCTAAATTCCTTGCTACAACTGATGTTGTCTATTTTTCTGAGGATGTCTCTGTGGTTCTTACCAAATGCTTCGGCAACCTTGAGAGAGGTGGTGGTGATGGCTTGGTTATCGCTGAGTGATACGTGGGTTTGTAAATTCATATTTGTGATCCTTTAGAGAGTATTTGCCACCGTCTGGATTGAGGGGTGGCGGGACTCACTCTCAAGGCGAACACAGTTGCCGTTGCCGCCCATATTTCCCTTGCGGGTATTCTATTCCGGGCTGTCATCCCGCCATAACAGGTATGGCTGCGCCAAATTGCAGGCATAAAAAAGCCGCAAGGCTATCGGGTGCGGTTGACCGCTGCGTTACTTTTGAGAGGGCTCCAGATTAACCCAAACTGAGCAAATCAGCAAGAAGCCCTCTTTGGAGTTGTTAGTAGCTATCATCTAAAATAGAGTAGCTAGGTACTGTTCTATGACTCCTCCTTCTCTGGCTGTTCTGCTGCTTTCTGTTTTACGATAGCCATACAGCTTCCTTGGCCCGTTTGTCTAACGAATGCGTGATAGACGGTCTTTGTCAGTTCTGAATACAGGGTCGGGGTGAATGGAAGTAGCGCTTCCGCAATCTCCCCGAATTGTTCCAGGTCTACACCAAACTTTTCAATTAGTGGTGAGTCGAAGTCTTCATCGTCATTGATGATGTCTTCGGTTTGCTCCTCTGTGAGTCCAAGTGCGGCACCAGCTAGCATTTGTAGGTCTAAATAGTCCATTGGTTTCCCCTTAATTATTTAGTAGTTCTGATGAATTATTTTCGTCGGTTTCAAACCATGATGAGTCGTCAGGGTAGCTATCAACATAACAGTCGTTACCAAGCGGTTCACCGTTCCATATCTCTTGCGCCATTAGCGCCTCCCCATTATCAAACACCCTGACCACTCTGGTGTGTCCGAAGGCTGTGACGATGAATTTGCGTTCGCCATCTTCAAACTCGCCATCAAGAGCCATTTCGGTGAGGTCATTTTTTCTTAGACTGACTTGTACCAGGCTGCTTCCGCAATCAGGGCAGCCGCACTGTGATTTCAGGCGCTGCATAGTGTCACACCATTTCCCTGCCATGGATGCAATCACCCCTAATGTCATTTTGCAGTCAGCCAGAGCGCGGTGTGCTGTTCCTTCAATAACAACGCCTTGCTGTTTCGCTGCATTTCCCAGGCGTTGCCATTTCCATTGCTCACGGTAGTCATCCCACTCCCCGTAGAACTCTGCATAAGCCAGCATGGCGCAGTCAGCTTCTAGCCATAGAGTTTCCAGGATGTTGTGTAGGTTGCTTGTTTGGTCGATGATTCTCAGGTCATAGTCGGCGTTGTAGATAACTAAATCACGGCCTATGACGATTTCTTCAAACTTACGGATCACTTCTGGCCATGTTGGGGCTTCGGCCACCATCTCGTTAGTTATTCCGTGAATGCGCGTGGCTTCTGCTGGAATTGGTGACGTAGGTTTTACCAGCGTATCAAGTAGCACTTGGCCGGTGCAGTCTATTATGCTGATTTCGATTATCTCAGCCCTTTCATCTAGGCCAGTTGTTTCTGTGTCGAGTATTAATGCGTTATTTTCTAGCCACTGCAGGGCTTGTTGTTTAGGTGTCATGCTGCGCTTTCCTCTCTTTCAATTTCTTCTAAACCTTTGACGCAATCAGGGCAGGCATTGGCCCCAATTTCGTCGTCTGTTTCATAGGCCCGCCATCCCAGCTTTTGCAGTTGTATGGCGGCGGCTTCTTTACTGACCGCCTGGACGGTTTCCTCGTTGGTGCAGTTGCAGCAAACGCAGCGCACCATGGTGATCACTTCCAGTTCGCTTTGGTCAGGCTTCTTCAAAATCAGCATTTCAGCTCCTCCGGCAGTTCTTCGTGAAGGAATACCCACTCGTCTTCAAATACCCCGATTTCTTCCCTGGTTTGAATCGACTGGACGTTAAAAGAGATCTCAGGGGCGGCAGGGTCTGGGTTTACTTCGGTTACTCTGGCGAGTCCGCCTGGCCACCCGCCGTATGGCATCGTGATAACGGTGCGGCCCACCAGCTCCGCACCGAGTTCTGCCAGCATTTGCTTAGCTACGTGCATTTTTCCCTCCATGGTTGCTGATGGTTTTTGTTGCCTGGCGGGCAATGCTTGAGGCTGTTTTGCGTAGGGTCTTTCTCCCTTCGCTGTTTTGGGTTGCCTCAAGGATGGAATTAGCCATTGTTAGGGCTTGCTCTGGGTTGTTGGCCAGTAAGCCTTTCAGGCTGGTTTTTGCGTCTTCTGCAGACGTGCTTAGGTAATTTTCTAGAGTGTACATGGGCACCTCCTTATGCGGCCATTTTTAGAAGATGATCGCGCATGAAGCCGGTGCAGTAGGTCATCGCGTATTGACGAACCAGGCGCTTGTTCTGTTCGCTGGCCTGAATTTCATGCAGCTTTAGGCTGCGCACTTTGGTATACTCTTGTGCGGACATGATGAATCTCCATAATCTCTGATTGGTTGTGTTCCACCAGGCCCGGAAGGTAGTAGCTCCGGGCCTTAGTTTTTTAGCAGGGGTAGTAGCCCCGCTTAGTCTTCCATGGGGTAAAACCCGTTCCCTTCTTCGTACTTTTTAAATAGGTCTTCCAGGGCTTCGATCACTAATAGTTTCACAGTCACCTTGGTGTCTTCTGCATTGCCTTTCATTTTTAAAAGGCGTTTGTGGTATTCGCGGGGAATATCAACGCGAAGAGGCTGCTCAGGGCCTTGAACTGTGTCAGGTTGCGAGACCTTTAGTTTTGCTCGTTCAACGTCTTTACGTTCCCCTATTTGGCTCTTTTTAAGCATGCATGTACTCCAATATCTCTTTTGTCAGCATCTTAATTTCATGGCGAGCTTGGTTGTCTTCATCCAGATGGACCACGGCACTGCCATTCTTGGCCGTGTTTGCATAGTCAACACGCTGGGTTGTGCCGTTCTTTAGGATGGGTAGCTCGTAATAGCCGAGAGCTTCTTTGATTTCGGCTTCCAGCTTAGTGCGCTTGATTGCGCGGGAAATGATAAATGCAGCCTTTGGTATGCCGTCAGTGACTTCCTGGCGAGCTTTTACTATCTCAACCAATTCAGCAGCACTCCAGCAGTCATAAGGACTTGGCTGTGTTGGGATGAGTACCATATCAGCAGCTCTTACCGCCGTTGCTGCAAGGTCAGCAACCTGTGGCGCCCCGTCAACGATCACGTATTCATAGCCGCTGGCCACTTTGTGAATGTCACGGTGCAAGTTTTTACCCATGCGGATAACAGGGACGGTCTCGCTGCCTTCCTCAGCTTGCTCAGACCAGTCCGTTGCGCTTCCTTGTGGGTCAAGGTCAACCAGTAGAACCTTGTGGCCGTCAGCGTGAAGCTGTGAGGCTACGTTGGTGGATATGGTTGTCTTACCGGCACCGCCTTTTTGATTAAGAATGGCTATCAATTTGGCCATTTCGTTCTCCTCTCTGTTGATGTGTGCGTAAAGTATAAGCGTACAAATGTACATTTGTAAATATGTTAATTTGTGTTTTGTGCGTTGGGTGGTCGCTGCTTTTATGTGATTGGCACTTGCTTGCACTCTCAATCCCTTTATTTATAGGCAGTTACGCAGATTTGGGTGTTAACCGGAAAGGCCGTGTTGCAACTGTACAGTCTCTTTTTCTGCTTCCGCTTCCTACCGCATTGGTTCATGGCATGGCCGTTCACCGGACATTACAGGGCCATATTCACCTATTAAGAAATCAGCGACAGTAAAGTCCCAATCGCCCACTAATTACAACTGTACATATACAGCATTGCGACACATAAATAAATAACTGTACATATATTTATAATTGCACACACTCGCCATAAAATAACTGTACATATATTTATTTTATTAACTGTACATATACCAATAAATTAACTGTACACATACCAACTTGCACATGTGTACATATAGTCTAATTAGACTATATGTACACATGTGCAAGTTGGTATGTGTACAGTTAATTTATTGGTATATGT